TCAGAAGTTGTCACCGATCTTGAACCGCTCGTAGCCGTCCGAAGGCAACGTCTCGGGCAGGTTGCCGGGCCAGTTGATGTGGAAGAGGGCAAGGCAGCTCTTGCGCTGGATCGCCGTGTCGCCCGAGGCCCAGGGGTAAAAGACAACCCCGTCCGCCGGGGTCAGCGCCTCCTCGGCACCCTCGATCGTATAGGTCCCATTCGCGATCACCGCCGGCTGGTTGTTGATGAACACGGCATCGGTGTCGGCGTCCTTGGCCGAGAAGGTCACACCCAGCGCGTCGGCCAGGCTGAAGCCGAACCGGTAGGCCAGATAGGGCTTCCGGTCGCCGACGCGGATCGTGAAAAGCTTGCTCATTGGTCCAGCTCCGTGATGCGGCCGCGGCGGGTTGGGTTCAGGATCCTGCCCTTGCGTGCGGCCTGGTTCAATATGGTGCCCCGGCGCGGCTGGAGCGAGGCGAAGGCGAGCCGCCCCGTCGAGTAGTCCTGCGCCGAGACCAGGATACCGAGGCCTGCGGCAATGGCGATGCCCGAGGCGAAGCCCGCAGAGCTGCGGATCATCACCGCCGGGGCCTCGGCCCGCGAGAGGGCGATCGCCACACCTGGTGCAGACCGGATGAGCGCGGCAGCTGCGACCACGGTCGAAGAACCGATGCCGAAGCCTTGGCCACCCAGGATCATCGCGGCGGTCGCGCGGGCGACCGCAAAGCCAACCACGCTGCCCGGGGCCGAGCATATCATCGCCGGAGGAGCCGCGACGGTAGCGACCCCCGCGGCCGTGGCTGGGGCAGAGCGAACCATCGCGGGCGGGGCAGCGGCAAAGGACCCGCCAATGGCCACCGCCACGCTGATGAGATAGCTGAGCGCGCTGAGCTGCGCCTCGGCCACTGCCATGCCGACGGACACGCCCTCGGACGACCGGATGGCCGCTGCAAGGGCGGTCGCCACCGACAGGCCCACCGTCACCCCTTGTGACGACCGGACCAGCGCCGGCGGTGCTGCCCCCCTCGACATTGCGGCAGCTGCACCTTCCGACGGACGAATTGCAGCGGGCGGCGCTGCCGCAAGTCCAGCCCCGATGGCGATCCCGGAGGAGGTCAGGAGAAGCCCGCCAAGGGCACTTGCAGTGCTTAGGCCAACCGTGGTGGCTACCGAGACGCGGATCGCCGCGGACGGGGCCGCAGCTGCCGATCCGGCCACGGCCGATCCGACTCCACTACGAATGGCCGCCAGATCGGCCTGTGCAAAGCTTCCGCCGATCGCCACACCCGGCGAATCCAGGATCGTACCGCCGCTGCCTGCGCCATAAGGCACGAAGAAGATGATGGTGCCGTTGCCGCCCTTGGCACCGTTGACCCTGGCACCATTGCTGCACGGGCCACCTGCGCCGCCGCCGAAGCCGTCAACACCCGGCTGACCGGCGGGCGAGGCATAGGTGCCGCCGGCCCCGGCATTGGTCCCGGGAACACCGGCGGTCGCGTTGCCACCGCCCGAACCGCCAGAGCCATAGACCTGCGGCGACCCGGTGATGGCAGAGGTGAAGCCCTGCCCGCCATTCTTGCCCGATGCGGGCGCGCCCGCGCCGCCGCCGCCGCCCGCGTTCGTGGGGTCGACCGATGCCGCGCCCGCGTTGCCCTGGCCGGCCGCGCCCGTGCCGCCGGTCCCGCCGTTGGACCCGCCGCCACCTGATCCGCCGTTGCCGCCGTCGCGTCCCGGCGCATCCTGCGACCCGCCGCCACCGCCGCCCTCTGCAGCGGGCGGGGCGTTGGTCCCGGTCAGGATGGTATCGCCGCCCTTGGCACCGCGCGCCGTCTCGGCCGTGGATCCTAGGCCACCGATGCCGATCGTCCCGGAATACATCCCTGCGTCGGTCAGGAACCGATAGAGTGCCGTCCCGCCGCGGACCCCGCCACCGGCGCTGCCCCCGGCCGCAAAACCGAAAGAGGACGCACCGGACCCGGCGGCACCGCCCACCATCAGCGGATAGACCCAGATCCCGGGAACGAAAAAGATCGTGAAGTCGCCGGTAAAGACGAAGGTTTCGCCCAGCTGGCCATCCCAGGTGACGTTCGGGATGATCGTAGGGGTGCCGGTATAGGACAGCACCTGGCTGGTCGCCCCCCCGCTTCCGGTGCTGAACACCGTCGGGCTGAAGATGGAGGGGGCGAAAATGGGCATGGATCAGGTCAGCCGAGAGCGTCGAGATCGGCAGACAGGTCGTTCAGGATCTCGGTCACGGCCTCGGTGGTCGCGGCGCTGGCAACAGCCTTCCGCGCGGCCATCCGCCGGCGCTCGGTCGCAGCGCCGAGTCCTCGGAACTGCGCACCTTTCTGCAGCCAGATCGTTGCCAGATCACGTGGCGAGGATGCCGTGATGCCCACCTCGGCCGCAAGGTAGGGGAAGTCCTCCAAGGTGTCCGGTTCGGGCATCGTGGCGACGTACAGGCGGGCCTCGGCTTCCTTTGCCAGGTAGATCGCCTCTTGGCCGGGAAGCTGGGTGACGAACCGCAGCCGGGCGCCGGTGATCAGATCATCGATCACCTGGGCGGCATTCAGCCTGGCTCCGTGCAGCTCGGCTTCGGCCTGTGCGGCGCGTTCTTCGGCCGAGGGCGGCGCTGGCGGTGGCCGTGGCACCCATTCACCGGTGGGCAGGCGCATATGGGCGGCAAGGAAGGCGACATCGATCTCGACCTCCACGTCCCCTTCCATGCGGGTTTCGGGCAGCTCTTCGCTGCCATCGCGGGCCTCGAATCCAATCCAACCGGGGATACCTTCGGGGGTGAAGACGACGTGAAAGCCCATGTCAGTTGTCCGTTTCGATGTAGAAGCTGGAGTTCACGATGCCGACCGTCGAGGACGTGCCGCCGACGCTTACGTAGCTGTCGAGGTTCAGAAGGGTGGCGGTCGACGGGAGGTCGGTCGTGACGACGCCCGACGCCGTCGCGCCGGTCAGAAGGTCAGTGACCAGGTAAGACAGGGACTGCGTCGTGCCGGGCGGCGCGAACAGGATGATCTCGTACATCGTCGCGTCGTTGACCGTGGGCTTCGGGAAGCTTGCGCCCAGCGGGATCTTCGTGGCAGCGCCCGTCCCGTCGTTGTGCATGAACTGGATCTGCGTGTCGGCGCTGTCGTAGCCCATGCCGCAGAGGTTCAGAAGCGTCGACGGGTTGACGTCCGTCGGCGCAGCTGCCGCCCCGCGCATGCCACAGAAGGCGCGGTGGGTGGCCACGGTTGCACCGCGGCCGACACCCCAGCGCCAGACCAGGAAGAAGCCCCCGCGTCCCGCAGCGGTTCCGCCCAGGCCGAACATCTGCGCCGACCCACGAATACCGGCGACGGCCGTGGTCGCAGCTGTCGTGATCGCCCATTCCCGGCGCCTGAAGTAGCCGAGGGTGCTGGTCGTGACCACGTTGGTCGTCTGAGCAGTTCCCACGGCCGTGACGGGAAGACCAATCTGGGAGTCCACGCCGCCGTTTCCGGCGACAGTGAACATCGCGACCTTGTTGCGGCCCAGGAAGGGCTGCAGCGAGGTGTCGAGGCCCGACGGTCCCCGGATCGCTGGAAGGATGCGGCCCCCGACGCTCCGCCCGAAAAGCCGCACCACGTTCGATGCCGGGGCCGCAGGGGTCGAAATCGCCGGGAAGTCCAGGTAGTCGTCGATCACATGCTCTGCGTTCCAGTCGACCTCGTCCACCGGCAGGGCGGGGTCGCTCGGACCGGAGATTACGAAGGCGTGGCGCAGACCCATGCGGTCAATCCTCCACGATGGTCGTGGTGGTCGGGATGCGAGGGATGTCGCCGACGGTCATGACCTTCGGGGTGATCCGCATCGCACGGCCCTTGCCCGGTCCGGTGATGTCCACAACAGCGCCGCCGGCCGTGGTCGACAGGGTGATGTCGTTGCCGGAAACCGTCCGGACGAAGTAGACGGTGCCCTCGGTGATTCCGGACGGAAGGGTGTCGCCAGGGGCAGCGAAGAAGGCGATGTTGTCGTTGACCGCCACACCGGTCAGACCCGGGATGGTGAGGACGTCCGTCGCCAGCGCCGTGAATCCACCAAGGTTTGCGCCGATAACGCCCTTGTAGAGAAGCTTGCCGGCACCCGAGGCGGCGGTGCCAAGCCCCCAGTACATGTAGGTCGCCGGAAGAGCGGTGCACGCCCCGAAGTCCACGTTCGCAGCCGGGCTGACCGAGTTTCCGGTCACGACGAACCCGGCCCCGCTGCGCGCAACGCCGACGCGGGCATAGCCGGTGTAGGCGACCTCGTTGGAGGCCTGGTTCCCACCTTCGGCCGGGTCAGCGGTGTGCAGGGAAAAGAAAAGCTGGCCCGGCGCGACGGATCCCCGCAGGCCTCCGGCATCGCCGATCCCGGCAATGTCGACGTTGTTGAAAAGCAGGCGCAGGTAGTCGTTTTCGTAGACGTCCGATTTAGAAGACATGGCAGGGTTCCTGTCAGAGGGGGAGGCGGTTCAAGGCCTCGTTGAAGTTGCGTTCGATGGCTTCCAGGGCCTCGGCGTTCTGGGCCGCGGATATGTTGATCTGGGCTTGCATCCGCAGGCTTTCGGTGGCGGCTCCGACGCGCTTGAACTGGTCCGAGCGGTTCAGCCAAAGCTGGGCGAGGGTCCAGGGCGTCGGGGCGGTGACACCCACCTCGTTGGCAAGAAGCGGGTAATCCGCCAGTGTCGCTGGCTCGCCCCGACCGCGGGCCTCCGCCACATAGGCGACGGCCTCGGCCCGCTTCTCCAGGTACATCGCATCCTGGCCGGGGATGTCGGTGTAGATGCGCTTCCGGATCTCGCCGATGGCGGCGTTCACCCGCGCGACGGCCTCGGCCCGGGCGCGGTCCAGCATGGCCTCCCGCCAGACGGGGCTTTCGTTCGGCATCATCACCGGTTCATCGGGCGGGACGTAATCCGCGCGCTCTTCCCAGGCCCCGTCCCGGTACCGCAGGCGCGGCATGTCGGCGAAGCTGTAGCGGTCGGGCAGTTCGACCGCGCCTTCCGGAAGCTCTCGGCGGGTGCCGCCAGAGGTCGGGTTGCCGTCCTTGTCGAGGTGGGCGAAGCGGATCATCGCGTCGTCTCCGCCACGACGAAGTTGATGTCGGCGATCCAGGGAAAGGTGTTCGGGGCCCCCGCCGGCATGAAGTTCACGATCATGCGATAAACGATGTCTTCCAGCACAGCTGAGAACGTGCCCGAATCCGCGAAGGGCACATAACCGCCCACGCCAAATTCATGGACGTACTCCGTGTTGAAGATTTCCAGGGTCTTCCACGGCGAGTAGCCCATCCCATAGGGCTTTCGGGTCATCTGCAGAGCGACCTTCGCGCGGTTCGGATCCACGTCTGAGCCAAACAGGGCCGCCATCCTGAAGGTCAGGCCCCGCCGCCAGATCTCGCCACGGGCGACAGGACCGTGCGAATAGCTGAAGAATACGTAGTTGGTCGGAGTGGTGCTGGCGAAGAAAGGCCCGGGAACAAAGCTCTCAAAGCGGTCGGTGACCGATCCGACAGCAAGGTCTGGACGGACGAACAGATTGGCGGGCGTGGTCGCGGCAATCCACGCGGTCCAGGCCGCCGGCCGATCCACCACGGGTTGCGCCCGCACCTGGTAGGCGGTCGACGCGATCAGCCCTTGCGTGACAAGGAACTCCCCGGTCGCCACGTCCTGCGTCGAGCTTCGATGCACCACGACGCCGGTCGCCTGAACGCGCACCTCGAACATGATGCCCCGGACATCCGCAAGGTCCGGTTCCCATGTCAGCCGGAGGGCCGGACGTCGTGCGGTGCCACTGGCGTCCGGGATTGATGTGGCGGTCACGGCGAAACTGGGCACCGTCTGCGCCGCCGGTATCACCGGCAGTATCGAGATCGGGGCGGGAGCCGGCAACGCGGGGTAGCTGAAGTCCCCGCTGTCGCGTTCCCGCAGGATCATCCGCTGCAGCCCGGTCATCGGGTCTTCGGTCACACCTGCAATCTCGAAGGACTTCGCCGTGTAGCCGTTCTCGGCACTGGTCCAGCTGATCGCATCCAGCGGCTCGGCCTGCACATAGTCCGGCGGCAGGGTTATCTCGTGGCGACGGAAGCGGCGCTCTTCCTCGACGGCCGAGTGCATGATCCGGCGGACCTGGGCGGCGAAAGGCACCGCGACCAGGTTCAGCTCGGCGATCAGGCGCTGACCTTGGTCCTGTGCCTCGTAGGCCGGTTTGTACAGTGGCGGGGCTTCCTTAGGCTCCCATGCGCTGAACGGATCCGGAAAGGTTGCATGCGCCCCGTTGTAGCTGGAGGCGAAGTTCGGGAAGGGGCGGAAGTTCTGCTCCTTCGAGATGACGATGTCGGCGTCGGTCATCGACAGGACGGGGATGCCGGGTGGACCGCTGCGCGCCTTCCAGGTGCCGCCGATGTCTGCGACCTGGCCGGTGCAGGCTTTCATGAGCTCGGCGATTACGTCAGCTGGTTCCTCGTCGGTGCTGACTTCCATCCCAGCCATGTATTGCGGCTGGGTGCCGCTGGCACCGTCGCTCACCGTCAGGTCGCATTCGTTCATCGCGGTGAACCAGCTGGCGAGCGGGAGGTCCGCTGCCGGGAAGTTTCCGCCGTGGATGCTGCCGTCCAGAAGCGAGACGCCGCGCTTCACGTTGTAGGCCATCACCATCGGGTTTGTGGACCACTGCCAGGTCGCCTTGTTGGCCCAGCGCTGCGACCCCGATCCGCCTACCGTGCTGTCCTGCCGGGGGTCGTAAAGGGGAATGCCATTCATCTCGAACCGCACCCGGGGCAAACCGGGGAAGATTGCCCTGTCATAAGCGAAGGTCACGATGGCGTAGCAGCTGCCACGCCCGATCATGTCGGCCGACCAGGGCCGCTCCGGGTACGAGCCGTATCTCGAAAGAAGCATCGGGTCGGCGGCGGTCTGGCTGCCGTCGTAGTACTTCACCCAAGCCCGGTTCGTGTAGGGAGCCGAGGCGACCGTCGCACCGTAGTCCGGGTGAACGCCGCCCAGCGTCACATACTGGTTGTTGATTAGAACCTGGTTCAACGTGCAGCCCGGCACGTCGGACAACAGGATCACGTAGGTGAGATAGGCGTTCGGGGTCTTGCCGACCTGACCGTGGGTCATCGGCGGGCAGACATGGGTTCCGGCGGTGGCATAGCGGCCCAGGATGTAGGACTGCGGATTGGTGCCACCGGTCTGGGTGACCTTTGTCTTGATCCCGGGCTCTCGGGGCTTTGGGGCAAGTGCGGCCTGAAGCGCGGAAAGGGCGACCGACAGCAGCAGCCGGCCGACCACAGTCGTGAAGAAGCCGCCCGCGGCAAAGGCTGCGCCGATAGAGGAAACGATGGCACCGATGGCGGCTCCGACGGCGGGCATCAGGGCACCCGGAAGGCTTGCGTCGCGGCCGACCGGGGCATGTGTCCGACCCCCTCGTCGCGAACGACCAGGACGCTCTCGCCCTCGAAGAGCCCAAGTGCCGGCACGCCGATCTCGCCGATTACCGCGATGTCGCCAACCTGGGCGAATGCGACGGGCACCTCCTCTAGCAAGCGCCCGACCAGCGCGACGTGGTCGCCCTTGGGCAGAAGCTTCAACCCACCTTTCAAGCTGTCGTACTGGTCACGAAACCCCGCGGCTGCATCGAACCCCGTCATCGCCTCGACCGCACCGGCGACAAACAGGGCGCAGTCATGGGTGCCATAGGCGAAGGGTCGGGCCCGGACCTCTTCGAGGTAGGCCACCAGGCGGGGTCTCCAGTCGGGACGGCGGGTCGCTATCATCGACGGTTCTCACCCCAAAAGACATCGACTTCGCCCGACACGTCCGCATAACGCAGGAAGCGGTCGCCGGACCGCAGCTGCTGGCTGGCGTCCGACCGCTTCAGGGTCAGCGTGCGGGTCAGGTAGCGGGCCGAGCTGGCAACGGTCACCTCGCAGCGCGTCTCGCCTTTGGCGTCGGTTGTGACCTCCAACTCGTCGATCATGCCCTTGAAAAGCCGGTGCGGCTCGCTGATCAGCGCGGTCGTCACCGGATCGAACAGCGCACGATGGATCTCGATCGGGGCCAGGCGGGCGTCATAGGTTCGGATCAGATTGCCCACGGTCGGATCGATGGGCGACAGGGTCAGCCTTTGCATCCGGACGGCCAGACCCACCTGATAGACCAGCGGCGGCATCTGCATCAGGGCGCCAGCACCCACATAGGTGCGGGCAACGCTGTTGATCGTGAAGCTGCGGTCATATCCGCCGTTCCACAGGCCCAGCTGCTCGGGCAGGCCGGTGGACCGGTTCCGCGCCGTGATCCAGACCAGCACCCGCGCCATGATCTGGGTGCGGGTCTGGAAGGCAGAAAGGGTGGGGGCGTCGAAGCTGCGCATGACTACCTCAGGCTCTGGACCCAATCGAAGCCCAGCCCCTCGTAAAGGGTGCTGCGCCCGCCCGATGGCGCGGCACTGCCCGCGACCATGACGGCCCGACAGAAGGGTCTTATCAGTGTGACGGCGGTCGCCGCAGTCGCGCCGGGGCGGATCGCGGGAACCACTTCGAACAGCGGCGTCTGGCCCGATCCATTGGCGACGACGGTCGTGTCCACGACCCGGTGCAGAGCCTGGCGCGTGACGGACAGGCTGGTGTAGGCGAAGGACAGGTAATCCCCAGAGGACAGCGTGTAGCCCGCGGGCAGCCCTGCCAGCGACAGCTCACGGGGGTCCGCCCCCAGGGAAAGAATGGTCACCGATGCTGCGCCCAGAATGGTCCCATTGGGATCCAGAAGCGGGGCCGGGCGGCGCCGGTCATAGACCTCGAAGGTGCGGCCCTGCTTCACAACCTGTATCAGCGTCTCGGGGCGTCCGACCTCGTTTCGTTGCATCTTGCCCAGATCGATCCGGCCGGTCCAAAGCCGCTCGCCCATGTCGGCCATGAGCTGCTCGCCTCCGGCGGTACGGGACTGCTCGACCAGCTCCGGCAGGTCGCAGGTCACACGCTCTGCGAGAAGGGTGTCGATGAAAGTGGCGCGCGCAAGCGGGAAGGTCAGTGGCATCAGCCGGTCCTCCTGGGATCGCCCGAGACGCGCTTGACCGAGACCGGCAGGCCTTCCTTGTCGTAGAGCGCGACCATCTGGGCGGCGGCGCGGCGTGCAATAACATCGATCTCCCGGTCGCCCTGGACGCCCCGGAAGTCCATGTAGATCGAGCCGGGCAGCCCCGATCCTCCAAGCTCGCCCACGCGGCGGGCATCCGCCCCCACCATGCCGCCCCTGGCATAGCCCGGCAGGGCCCCCGCATTGATCGCCTCCAGGAGGTGGCGGTTACGGGCGGTGGCCTTGGCGTTGACGACGAACTCACCATTCGAGAGGCGGGTCAGGATGCTGTCTGATCGGCCGGTGCCGGGGCCGTGAATGATCCCGCCGTCGGCCTTTCCGCCCAGGCCGGGAAAGATCATCGACATCAGCGAGGTGCCGCCGAAGAGGTCCCCGAAGGGACCGGTCCCGAAGAGCGCGGCCTGGATACCTGCCTGGATCAGCGACTGGGCGATGTTCTTCAGCACGTCGTTGAAGGACTCGCCCTTCACGATCAGGGCTTCCAAGGCGTTGTTCCCGAGATCTTCGAAGAACTCACGCCGGGCCTTCGCCCCTTCCAGCGCCGCGGCTTCCCGCTCGCGGACGGCGATCAGCTCCTCGACCTTCTGCTTTTCGGCCTCGGTCGCCCCGGTCATCGCCTCGCGGTGCTTCAGAAGCTCCTGCTGGATCGGGTCCTGGACGCGCAGCGCCTCGATCTCGCCCTCAAGGCTTTCGATCAGCTCCTGCAGCGCATTCGCTTCGTCCCGGGCGGCTGCACCGCCGCCGCCACCGCCGCCCCCGCCGGGAATGCGGGGGGCTGGAAGCCCGGCCCCGCGAACCGGCGCGCGGAAAGCACCGCCGCCGAACTGACGGGTGCGAACTGCATCTGGCCCCGAAGACTGGCCCACAACTCCAATGAAGCGGTCATATCGATCGCCCGACGCCTGTGCCTGCAGCTCTGCGGCACCCCCGATGGTCTCCACAATCCCCTGAGCGATTGAAAGGAGAGCATTGGCAGTCGGGAACGCCGCCGCAAACGCGCCAACGAGGCGACTACCGTCGGCCGATTGGATGGCCGTCGTGATGCCTTGGGTTGAGGTCTTCAGCTGTTCTGCAATCGCCCGACCGTTCTCGGTCGCGGCGTTCAGCTCACGCTGCTTTTCCAAGGCCGCGATCTTCGCGTCGAGGTCGGCGAGCTGGGCCTGCAGTTCCTTCTGCTTTGCGTCGGCCACCGTCTGGGCACCGATACCGGCAGCGCGGCCCATGCTGGACTGCTGGGCTTCCAACTCGGCTGCGATGGCCCGACGTTCTCGCAAGAGGCGGTTGATCTCTTCGAGGACGATCTGCTCGTCAGTCGATTGCGCGCCCGACATGAGCATCCCTCGCTCAAGTCGAAGCTTTTCGGTCTCGGCAACCACCGCCTCAAGGGCAGCCCTCTGGCGCTCTAGGGCAGCTGTAACGGCGTCTGCTTCCTCATCTGCCGACATCAGCCACTGAAGCATGGCCGAGCCGGCAGCGATTGCTCCCAAGGTAATCAGATTGATCGGGCTCAGCATTGCCATGAAGGCACTGCCCAACGATCGCACCGCTCCGGCGGCGCCCATCGGGCCGATCACCTGGGTGATCTGGGTGCCCTGCTGGATGGCAGTAGTCAGCGGGTTCTGCCCCGCTCCGATCATCATGAAGAGGTCGTTGAAGTTCGCGACCAGGTTGCCGGTCGCGCCGGCAGCCGCGTTGCTGGTTGCGGCGAGTGCCCGGTTTGCCTGGGCGTTGGCCTGCTTGGCGCTGGCAGCCGCTCGGTCGGCCGTCGCCCCACGCGTCGTGACCGTCCCGAGCCGCTCAGTCGAGGTTGCAACCTCCTGGATAGCCGCCTTCGCCGCCGGGGCCCCTTCGGCCCGAAGGAGCATCGAGAGGGTGAGCAGCTTCATGCCTCACCCTCGCGGTGCGCGGTCAGGACGCCCCATTCGATCACGCGGATGGCGTTCCAAAGATCCGGCGTCACGTCGACCTCCGCCAGGCGCAGACCGGCTTCAGCGGCCAGGTAGTCAAGGCCGGTGCGCTGCAGGCTGCCGTCGAAATGGGCAACGGTGCGGAACTGCGAACAGATCTCGAGGAAGGCGTGAACCGCCGCCTCGTTCTCTGGCCAGACCCCGTCCTCGTCGTCATCGTCCTCGTCCCATCCCGTCGGCAGACTGATGCCCCAAAGGGCGGCATCAGCCCGTGCCCCTGCCATCTTGTCGCGCTTCTGGCCGAGCGCGCCGGTTGCCCAGGCGCGCCCGACCCACTTCAGTTTTTTGCGCGCGCGCCCGTCATGGCGGTCTGGTAGGTCCGCAGAAGCGGGGCGCGGCAGAAGGTCAGGCCCAGGATGCGCTCGAAGAGGGCGTCGTCGTCCGGTACCAGCTGGCCGTCGTCGTCCATCACGGCCGGGAAGCCGACGATGGCCGCGCGCAGGAAGGCATTCTGGCCCGCCTCGGTCATCAGGTCGTCGTGCAGCCGCAGCGTGTCGGCATCCAGGACCCGGAAGCGGGTCTTGAGCATTACCTCCTCGAACCCGTCATCGACCGGCCACTGGACCGGGACATCGTGCAGGAAGGTCGCGTTCTTCTTCAGCTTGAACATGGGGGGATGCTCCAGAGGGTCAGGCCCGGGCGCGGAGGCGCCCAAGGCTTAGGGATCAGGTCAGGGTCAGGGTCCACTGGTCGTTGCCGGTCACCGGCAGCGGGGCCAGGCGTAGCGGCCATTCCTTGATGTCCTGGGCACTCTCCAGGCCTTGCAGGCGCTGGACCTGTGCGGCAGGCATGCTCAGGGTGCTGATCCGGCCCGCGCCGGTGCCGTGGGTCAGGACGACCGGGACGGCGGTCTGGTTCTGCGCCAGGGTGAAGGGGTTGAAGGCGGTCAGGGGCTGGGCCTCGACCACCGTCTCGACCTCTTCCTCGCGCTGGGTGATCAGGATCTGCTCGGCCCCGATCAGGAACCGCGGCTCGACCGCGTTCTTCAGGTCCAGGCTGAAGGACCGCATGACGAAAGCGACCGCGTTGATGGTGAAGACCGGCGTGTTCAGCGTGCTGCCTGCCTGCGGCTTCTGGAAGGCCGACAGGGTGACAGGCGTCGGACGGGCGGTCTCGGCCGGGGCCGAGAAGAGGCCGGTGAAGCTGAACTCCAGGTACGGGATGCCGTTGGCCCCGACCATGACCTTCGCCGTCCCGCGCGTGCCGCGCATGACGTAGCGGGTGCTGTCGATCCAGAGGTGGATCGTCGCCGACTCGTGGTTGGTCGAGATCGGGTTGTAGACCACGCTCGTTCCGGCGTTGACGACCTGGGCGCAACCGCAGGCGCGCAGAAGAACGCCCCAGCCGGGCGCGGTGCCAGCCGTGCCCGACGGTGCCAGCTCGACACGGAACGACAGCTTGGCGTGCAGCTCGGTCGGTATGGTGCCCTGGCCGCCCAGGTAGGGCAGTTCAAGGTCCCGGCTGACGTCGTTGCCTTCCATCGGCTGGATCTTGACCTCGGTGGCCAGGATCGCGTTCAGGGCGCCGGTCGGGGCGGAATCGGTCCCGTAAGTCGTCTCGATCTTGGCCAGCAGGATCTTCGATTTCCAGTACAGCGGAGCGGGCATCTCAGGCCTCCTTCACAGGGGCTTGAACGCCCCCTTCAAGTGCCGCCTCGGCGCGGGCCTCGGGGCGGTTGTCCGTGGCCTCCTCCAGCTGCAGGGTGCCGTCGGGCAGACGGATGTAGCTGCCGCCCTGGTGGGGCAGCGGCAGGGCCTCCGAGGGCACGGTGTCCGGCGTCACGGGTTCGGGCTTCTTCATGTTGGGTCGATCCTCAGCTGGTCGCCGATGGCGAAGTCGATCTGGAAGGAAAGGGTGCCGGCGTCGAAGGGCAGAAGGGTGCCCCGTGCCAGGCGGAAGGTTCCAAGGATCCCCGGCGGGGCCCATCCGGCGACCGCCTCGAGGACGGCGCGCTTGATCTCCTCGGACCGGGCGAAGGCGCGCTTGCCGACCAGGTCGTTCGACCGGAAGATCAGGATCACGCCGAAGACTTCCTCGTAGGCCTGGCGGAACAGGCCCGCAGCGGCATCGGGCGTTCCCCCGGTCAGGCCGACAGAGATCACGAAGGCGGCGGGCGTGGCGTTCGGCAGGCGACCCTGCTCGCGCAGCGCAGACCATTCCAATGCGCCCTCGACCCGGCCCGAAAAGTCCGGAACCCGATCCTTCAGCCGCTCGATCAGATCCTCGATCAGCATCAGATGAAGCCCTTGAGGTTGTCTTCGGTGAAGGGCCGCTCACGGTCGGTAATTTGGACGCCCATGGAGCCGGTGGACGGGGCCTCGACCCCGGCGGCGGTCAGGGTGATCGTGCCTTGGGCGATGGCCGTCAGGGTGCGGATCGCTTCCTTGTAGTCGGCCTCGATCTTCGGCGGGGCCTCGAAGAGGTGCAGGTTGTAGATCGTGATCGCGCCGGCCACGCCCACCAGCATCGGCTGGGCCACGCTTAGCGGCAGGGCGTAGCGGCGCGCGAGGTAGCCATCGATCAGGGCGTCGGTCTCGGCCAGGGCCCGGTCCACCACGTCGGTGTCGATCACCCCAAGCGCGTCCGTCCCGCGATCGGTGAGCGAGATCAGCATCTGCTCTCCGAAGCGGTCGGTCAGCTGGGCAAGGGTGACGTAGGGCATTGGGTCCTCGGTTTAAGGGTGCCGGTACTCTCCCGGCTGTCACGCCCCCTTGCGACGTTCGCGTTCCGGACCGCCCCGGACTGGCCTACTCGGATCATCTGCGGCGGACCCCTATGTTTGGCACGTCCGTTGCTCCGCAGGTTCGCGACTGATCCTTTCGCTCGGGATTGTCAGTCGGCTTCGACCATGCTGACGGTCAGCTCGGGATCGCCCTCCAGCTTGGCCAGGTCGTCTTCGGTCAGCTCGTCCACGGGGATGTCCACCGGCTCGGGTCCGAACTTGCGACCCGCGCGCCAGCGGCCCTTGGCCGGGCCCATGACGCGAAGCAAGTGGCCCTTCGCCTTGGCCTTGGGTTTCACCACGTCGGGGGCGGGCGCTTGAGGGGCGGCGGTGGCCGAGGCGGCTTCTTGCGCCGCCCCCGTCGCATCCCCGTCCCCCAACGTGGATTGGGTCACGACCGCCTCGGCGGCGGCCTGGGTAGTCTGTGCGGCAGCAGCAGCGGGCGGCTGTGCGCTGGCGGTCTTCCTGCGGGACATCGGTCTCTCCGTGCAAGGGGCGGGGGAAAGGTGTGATCGAGAAAGGGGCCGGCCCGCCTAGCCGTCCGGCCCGGCCCCTTATCTGCATCACGCCGTCAGGCGGCTCAGGCGAGCCACGGAACGACCAGAAGCTCGGCCGTGCCCTTCCACTCGTTGGTCTCGCCGCCGGACGCGTATTCCGAGTTCAGGATCTTCCGCGCCGCGCTTTCGAGGCTCGGCGGGACGACCAGAAGGTTCGGGACGATGCCCAGCGGGCGGCCATAGTCGCCCTTCATCCCCATCAGGGTCGAGCGGGCGGTCGCATAGGCGGCGGCGTTCAGGGTCTGCTGCGAGCCATAGGCCATCTGCCAGAAGCCGTAGCCGGTGTTCGCCCGCGCATCCGACCCGTACATGAACTCCTTGTTCATGAAGACGTTCTGGTCGGTCAGGTTGTCGAGCGCGGTGAACTGGAAGTCCTTGCGCTTCTGCAGGATGATCGGCTTGATCGCCCGGCTGACGTCCAGGAGGAACCACGGCGTGCCCGCGCCGCCGCCTGTGTTCGAAACGGCGACGGCGTTGCCGTTCTCGTCCAGGACGGGGTGGTCGGTGTCGAAGAAGAACTGGCCGTCGTAGCAGTTGGTGGTGAAGCCCGCCTTCAGCTGGGCGAAGACCATCAGGTCCCACTGCGCTCCGGTCGACATGCCCATCTCGGTGAAGAGGGGCGTGTAGATGCCGAGGTTGTCGGTCTCGATGTCGTCCTTGTCGACGGACAGCGTCAGTTCCAGCGCCTTTTCCTTGATGGCGTAGTCGTGCTGCTGGAGGTTCTGCACGGCGCGGGGGCCGACCCATTCGCGCACGTTCGGGATCTTGCCCAGCCAGCCGTACTTCTGTTCCTTCTGCGAGGAAGGAACGACCGTGGCCACGCGGGCATAGGCCGTCGAGGCCTGCGACAGGCCGTTCTGGAAGGACGTCTTGAAGCCGACGCGAAGGCTGTCGAGGTTTGCGGCGTTAACGAGCATGTCAGGGGTTCCTTACGACAGGAGGGCGCGGGTGAGAGCCTCGTCGAACCGGACCCAGACGCCCTGGGCGTCCACGGAGTCGACGATGCCCGCGGGCGAGCGGGTGTTGGTGCCGTTCGTCTTCGCGACCGTCTGGTCGTCGACGATGTAGCAGACGGTGCCCACGTCAGCCTTGGCGATCAGGTCACCGGCGGCCGAGTTGGCGAAACGGTGAACACCGGGCCGATACCGGATCGGCGTCACGCCGGCGGTGGTCGAGCTGAGGCGCTCCTGCGCCACGCCGACGCCGAAGCTGCCGGTGGCGGTGGCGCCCTCGATCAGGTCGCCGGTGGCGTTCCGCATCAGGATCGCGCCGGCGAAGATGGCCTGGTTCAGGCCAAGGGTGCCGATGCGCTCATCGCCCTCGGCGCGGGGGGTGTTGCGGTCTTGGGTCAGCGGCGGCATCAGGCGTTCTCCTCAGCCAGGGTTTTCGCGTAGGCCTTCGGATCGAGGCCCAGGATCGTGGCAGCCTGCAGCTGCTCGGCGTTCAGCTCGACGGTGCCATCGGCGCCGACGGGCGGCTTCGCGGCGGTGATGACGGCCGACGGGGCAACGATCGGCTGCGCCTCGATGATCGCCTTCGCCTGGTCGGGCTGCGACATGTGGAGCGTGATCAGGTGCTCACGGCTGGCGGCCGTGATGCCGGTGCGGCCCTTCTTCATCTCGCCGTCGACATAGGCCTCGGAGGCGGCGCGCTTGGCACCGTCCTTCAGCGTCGTCAGTTCGGTCTGCAGGGCGGTCAGCTGCGACTGCAGCGCGACGACATCGCCGCCGCCAGCGGTCTTGACCTTCACGGCCGCAACGATGGCGTCGGGGGTGCCGGTAGGCAGACCGACGGTCGTGCCGATCTCGGCCAGGGCCGACTGCAGCGCGGCGTCGGGCTTCTCGTCCTTCTTCTCGGCCATGCTGCCGATCTTCGCCAGGATCTGGTCCAGCGAAGCGTCGGCAGCGAGGCCGAGCTTTTCAGCGATCTTGCTCATGCCTTCCATACGGGAGGTCTCCTCGGTGTTGAGTGCGGCCAGGCCGCGAAGGTTGGGGACATTGACCAGGGATGCGCGCGGGATCAGCTTCACCGTCCGCTTGTCCTTGGGGTCGACCATCAGGACGGGCGAGATCCCGCGGTAGGCCTTGTCGGCCACCAGGGCGCGACCTGCCGCGGTCCATTCGACGCGCCCCCAAAGGCCGTCAGGCCTGGCCTGCAGCTCGGTGATCCAGCCGCGCGCCGGGGCCTCGTGGCCCGGGCGCAGGTCGGTTGCGTGGTTCTCGTCGATCGGGATGCCACGCTCCCAGGCCATCGACGCCTGGATGACGGATTGCAGGTCGGTCACATGGTAGGGGCCTCGTCCATCGAAGGTCTCGACCGCGCCCTCCGCCACCGGCAAAAGCTGAACCCACTCGGGCACGGCTCCGTCGCTGCCAAGGGCGGGCAACGCGGCGGACGCGGCGAGGGCGATCAGGTCGGACCTGGGGGTGAAGGCGGGGGTGTTCTGCATGCCGCAAGACTGGCGGATGGCCCACACCCGAAACACCTACAACGGCTTGTAGGGACCGGCGCTCTTCAGGGGGTCGGGATGGCCCTAACGTGACCCGCCGGGCGTCACGGGTCAAGCTCGGGCTTCAACCAGGCGCGGCGAACCGGGTGAGAGCCTCGGCGATCGTATCGAGGATGTTGGTCTGGTCGTCGGCCGAGATGCCAAGGAAGGGCCGGGCCGGGATGTTGCCCCAGGGGATCGGGCCATTGCGCGATGTACGGCCGAATGCCCCCTGCGCCGCGCCGAACTGCTGGGTGGCGGCATAGATCTTCGGCGAGCCCCAGCTGACGCTGTCCGGAGTGACCTCGTAGAAGATCTGCGAGTTAAGGTCTCCTGACGGGCCAAAGAGCGGGCGAATGTCGATCCGGTTCGAGCTGCGAGCGCCATAGCGGTTCAAGGTGGTCTGAGACTTCGGCGCCCAGCGGCTGCCGTCCGGGGCAACTCCCTCCCCAAATCGACGCATCGTGGATAATGTCAGGATCTGCCCCAGTTCTTCCATGACCGGTGTCATGTCGGACAGCGCCGCCGACAGCCGGGCAAGCGCCGCGGTGATCTCGTCATTGGTGATGATGATGTCAGCCATCTGTCTTGGCCGCGCGCGCTGCGATCTCTGCCGTCAGCGCTTCCGCTAGCGCGTCCGGCAGTTTCACCATTTTTGAATTCACAGCCTCTGCCAGAGTGTCCGCCACGGTCTCGCCTGGGGCATACGCCCACCCCTTGTCGATGCCCTTCGGAGCGCCGGTCCTGGGATCGATCGCCTGCCAGCCCTCTTCAAGCTGCTTGTTTGGGTTGCCCCCAACCCGCCTTGCACCCTCCCGGCTCCGGGCCCCAGACAGGAAGCAACTGCAGCCCCAGCCGTTCGGAGGGGCATGGGTGGCCCAGAAGGGATGGTCGGCTTCAAGGACGAGGCCGTCCCAGGCCAAATGTTGAACGCGGGGCTCGAGGCTGTTCCCGTGATTGTAGACGAAGTGCGTGAAGCCTCCGTCGCGCAGCTGGGCCAGGCGACCGGCGGCATAGCTGGTGGCGAGGTTGGTCTTGTAGATGACCTTGGTCCGCCAGGCCTCACCCTTCTTCGTCCCCTCGCCCGACCAGCCATGCCACCCGTGCCGCTCGACGATCTCGCGAAACTCCGCCCGGAAGCTTTCCAGCGTCCCGCCGTTCGCGATCGCCTTGTCGACAGCCGCGGCGAGGTCGGCCAGCAGCTCAGCCTTCAATGCGCCCGCCACCGTGAAGGCACGGTCATGCTGTGACTGCCACAGGTCCTTCCAGGTTGCCGTGGTGATCTGGTTGCCAAGCCGGATGCGCCAGGCAGCCAGCTGATAGGAAAAGGGCCTGCCGAAGATCGCCGCGAGGTCGGCCATTGCCCTACTCTGCCGCCTCTTCCTCGACCGCGACCCGCCCGCCCAGGTCCGCCGCCAGAAGCCCCACGGCCAGCACCTGCGCCAAGGTGTCCGAGTCCAGATCGGGGAAGCCAGCCAGAAGCATCTCGCGCAGCTCGGGCAAGCTGGTGGCCTTCGCCATCATCTCCTCGATCTGACCCAGCATCGCTTCCATCGCGGGGGCCGTCTCGACCATCATTCGAGCCGCCAGGACGTCATCCGGGGATGGGGCGGATTTCCGGGCCGTGGAGCCCCTTTTCTCGCTTTGGGGTTCGACGATACGTCCGGAGGCCTCACCCCCTTTAAAAACGGCTCCTACACCGTTTAAATCGCCCGTTGCTCCCTTGGGGTCGGCTGCAGGTGCCGCCGGGGCGCGCCTGGCCATCAGTTTTGCCCCCGCCTTGGGGGCCGACAGCCCGAACTTCTCCCGCACCTCCGCCTGGTCGACCTCCAGCCCGCGGTCGATCATCGGACCGACGGCATCAGCAAAGGCCTTCAGGTCCTCCGACTCCTCCCGGGCGATGATCAGGCGCGGGTAGGCCTTCTGAGGACCGAAGTTCAGCTGCATCCAGGGTTGGATCAGATCCCGGTTGAGGACGGCCGCCAGCGCCTTGGCGTCTGCTCTCTCGATGTCCTCCTGGACCTGACGGTGTTCCTTGCCGGATCCTAGGCCCCCGGTCTTGGCATCGGTCGTCGCCGTCTGTCCCAGGACCAGCTTCGACACCTGCTCGTCCAGCCACTCGGCGCGCTCCTTGTAAAGGGCGTGGGCCGCGCCGACGTTCGCCGCCTCGACAAAGTCGATCATCATCGACTCCGGCACGATTGCCGCGCAGTCGCCGGCGATGTTGCTGACGGCCCGCAGGAGGGTGCGCTTGTCCTCTTCGCTGGCGTTCGGGCCGAACTTGCCCAGGCGCAGCGGCTGGCCGTAGGTCTGGGTGAAGATCGCCCAGTCTCGCTCGGTGAACTTCTTGAAGAGGTAGGGCCAGACCGCGATCCTCGCGAGGCCTGCCCGGATCGGAAGACCGGACTTCGCCTTGATGGTGGCGAAGATGAACTTGAAGGCGGGCATCGGCTGCTCTTGCCCCTGCTCGCTCAGAAGAAGCGGCGTCGTCAGGTTGTGCCGGTCGAAGCGGAGCCAGCGCGGGTCACGCAGTTCCAGCTTCAGCGGCATCCACTGGCCTTCCGAGGTGTCCCAGAGGATCTCCGTCGCCGAATAGCCTTTGCCCAGCGTGTCAAGGATGTCGAAGATCTCGTCGGCCAGTTCGTCGCGGTCCAGCCAGGTCTCGACCATCTTGGCCTTCTCGACATCCTCCGCGTCGTCGGAAGCCGGTTTGACCGTGACCGGTAGCTGACTGACCGCCAGGCGGCGTGTGCGCAGGACGCCGGAGTAATGGGGGTCACGTTCCTCGATCGTCTCGGCCAGTTCCAGGTAGCGGATGGCATCCCCGGCGTCGGCTTCCTTCAGGATCGCCCCGAGGCGCGAGGGCGTCAGCCCGTCGCCGGGATAGCCCGTGGTGGGCGACCGGACACCGGAGGTGGTCGCGGCCGCTACCTCAACCTTGAGGTCTGCCTTGCGGACCGGCTCACCGCGATGGTCAAGCAGCTGGGCGGTTTTCATCAGATGGCTCCTCTAAGTCCGGACCCGAGCGGCGGGCGATAGGGGTCGCGCGCCTCGTCATCGTCGTCGGGCCCCTGGGCCGCGCTCTGCCGGCTGGCGGTGATCGGGCGATAGTCGTACTCCACCCAGCGCATCCGGCTGGCCCAGTGGGCAAGCGCCAGGGCGATGGCATAGTCGCCGTGGCGCTTCTTGCCGGTCTCGCCCTCGCGGGTCGGGGGAACCCTTGCGATGCCCCTGACCAGCTTCACCGTGCGCAGGTCGCTCAGGTGCTCCTGGTCCTTGATGATCGCGATCTCGTCATCCTCGAACGCGGCCTTCAGGGGCGGCATGTGCAGCCGGTACCATTCCTCGGTGAACTTGACGGCCATGATCAGGCCCGAGCCTTCCTCGTGGTCCTCGCGCAGCCCGAAGAGACGGCCCATGTCCTCGGCCACGGTCCAGCCCATGCCAGTGGCGTCGAAGGCGGCCCCGACCAGGCGGCGGCGGACGGCCGTCAGGACCTGTCGGACGATGGACTTCTGCTCGTCCCCCGGCACGTTCCGCATCTCGATCGACAGCGCCTCGCGCCGTTTAAGCCGTCTTTCAATGGCCAGCAAAGACACGGTTGAAAGGTCCGAGACCCGGCCGAAGTCGAAGCCGAAGGCATAGTGCGCGTCCATGTCCAGCGCCTTCAGCTGCGCGGCCAGGTCGAAGCTGAACTCGGCGAGGTGGATCAGCTGCTCAAGGCGCGGCAGGTGCAGGTAGTTCCCCGGCAGTTCCAGGCGCAGGACCGGCGTGGTCTCGGTCATCCGCGCCTCGATCAGCGGGGCTGACAGCCAGGCGCCGGACGACAGGCTGGGGACGCAGAACAGTTCCTCCTCGGCCCCGTCGCCGTAGAAGTCGATGATGTCCTGCCGCCACTTCGCTTCGGCCTCTGGCGTCCAGGTCTTGCCGGTCACCAGGGCGATGCGCTGGTAGAGGCCCTCGTTCAGCGCCTGGTCGAAGTCGATCCGCAGATGGGCATACTTCGACCGGCCCGACAGGATCTCCTGGATTGCAAGATTGAAGGCGTTCTCTGCCCCGTCGTGCGTCGAACAGACGACGACCTGGCCGCCCCACATCAGGAAGGCCAGCGCCGCCTTCAGAAGCTCGGCCAGCTGGTCGACGAAGGCGGCCTCGTCGATGATGACCACACCCTGCTTGCCGCGCAGGCCGCGTGGGGCCGAGGACAGGGCCATGATCTCGAATCCGCTGGCGAACTTGATCCGGAAGGCGTTGATCGCCTTGTCACCGTCGCCCTGGTCGAACAGCGTCTCCTCGACGGCCGCGGCGGCGCTGTCGAAGGCACGTGCCCACATGGCGCAGGCGTCGATGAACTCGCGCGTCATCTCGCGGCTGTAGGAGATGTACATGACATCCATCCCGCCCGCCGCCTTCTGGCGACCGGCGCGCAGCACGGCATAGGCCGCAAGCCCCCAGGTCAGCCCGATCCGGCGCGACTTCTCGACGAACAGGACTGGGCAGGCGCTGTCCAGGAGCCCGACGGCGCGCGCCTGGTAGGGCAACAACACGGCAGGCAGGCCCGACTTCTGCACCTCGGCCGGGATCGAGGCCATAGCGGCCGCGCGGGCGTCCGCCCAGGCCTTCTCGGTCAGGGGCACGGTCATTGCACGACCCCGAAGTCGGGCAGCGGCACCGTCTTGCCCGCCAGGGCATGGGTGCTGTCGGCCAGGAACTGGACCATCCCGTCGGTCACGAAGGCATGGCAGATGTGGACCTGCTTGCGCTGCGGCCAGGGCTTCTGCTTCCACTCGGCCAGGTTCTCTGGCGTCACGGCCGGCACTGCGCTTTCCCATCGGCACAGGACCGAAGGCTGGAAGGTTGGCGCGTCGAGGTCACCGTTCCAGGACCAGCATGGGCCGGGCTCGACCGGCTCCACGCGAACCACGTGAGCCATGTCGCAACCGGGGCACCAGTAGCTGACCTGACCGCCTTCCACCTTGCGAAGCTTGGTCCCGAGGGCGCTCACCTCTTGCCCTCCGGCTCACCGGTCATCTGACCGAGGATGCGCATCACGACCTTGGCGACCAGCGCCCATGCGGTCTGGCGGCGGCGGTGGCCTTCGATGACGAACTTGCGGCCCTGGGCCTCGATCCCCAGTTCGGCGCACTCGGTCTCGTTCCAGACCACGAAGTAGGAGCTGGTATCAGCCAGCTCGCTCATGTTGCGCGCACTAGCTTCGGCGATCACCACCCCGTTCAGCTTGACCTCGATCGTCAGCATCACGGCACGTCGTCAGTCAACGGCACCCGGCCCGGCTTGAAGATCGAACGGTTCACGGCCATGAAGCCCTGCTCGATCTGGGTGCGGCCGATGGCCAGCCAGCGCTTGTCCACCTCGGGCATTGCGGCCAGATCGTCGAGGCACCGAAGGACGATTTCCTCCGTGACCTTCATCCCATTGACCAGCTCGACCGACTGCGCGCTCTGCGGTTTGTAACCTGCCACGGGCAGGCCTTCGTGTTTCGCATCTGACATCAGCTCATCCCCAGCGCGGCTTTGTACAACTCCAGGACGGCCTCCTGCTCGGCAACCTGGTCGGGCTTCTTCTTCCGCAGCGCGATGACTTGGCGCATGACGGCGGTATCGTAGCCCCGGCCCTTGGCCTCGGCCATGAGCTCGCGCTGCTGTTCGGTGATGTCCGACTTCTCGGACTCCAGCTGCTCGTAGCGCTCGATGAACTGGCGCAGCTCGTCTGCCGTGACGGCATAGGGATCGGTCGCGTCGGTCATTTGGTCACTCCCAGGATGTCAGCCTTGATCGCTTCGGCCGTCTCGGCGGACAGGCCCTTGGCCTTCGCCACGGCGTCCACCGCCTCGCCCAGGCGCTCCTGCAGCTGGGCCGTCTCCTTAGCCTTGCGGGTCGAAGACAGGTTCTGTGCTGCCTGGGCCGCTCGCAGCGCCTCCGCCAGGGACTTCAGCTCCTTGCCGCCCATCACGTCCTCGCCGTCGCCGGTGGCATAGAGGACCGCCGCCTTGATCATCTCGGCCGCGATGATGGTGACCTCGTCCGCGGTCTGCGGGTCGTGCTTCTGCGACAGGACAGCGACGATCTCGCGGGTCTGGTCGAGGCGGCGAGACATTCGCGCCTGGCGCAGCGAATACCGGTTGAAGCTGGAGAAGGCCGGGATCTTGAACTCGAGCTCGCCGCGATGCTCGGCCATCAAGGCCTGGCACTTCGCCACGAACTCGGCATAGATCTCGGTCTGGGTCTTGTCTCGGTCGGCCAGCTCCAGCGCTGCCCAGGCAACGATGGCGTTGGCCTCGGGCGGCAGCAGGTCGAAAGACGAAAGACGTCCGCGCCCGGTGGCCATGCTCACTCTCCCGGGCGGGATGGGCGCTTGATGCCCTCGATCACGACGCCACGGCGCAAATGGCGCGCGCCCTTCTCGGTCAGAGTGGCGACAACGACGCTGCCGGGCTTCAGAAGGGTGACCGCGCCCATCTCTTCAAGCCAGTCCAGCTCGCCGTGGACCCACTCGCGCGGGCGGTCGATGCCGAACCGCATCAGCTCCTCGGAGATGAAGCCGGAATGCAGCCGTTCATCCGTTTGCGCGGCCAACGCCTTCAGGATGATCAAGCGGGCGTCCTGGCGGACAAGGTTCTCGTAGTCGCTCATTTCCGGTTGCCTTCAAGAAGGTGGGCTTCATGCCGCTCGACGATGTTTTCCAGGCGCTCCATCAGGCTGTTCCGTCCGTCGATCACGGCAGCCATCGTCTTCAACTCGCCCTTCAGCTCAGTGATCGAGATCTGCAACTCGTGCATGTCTTGCTTGGCGGGAAGCCCGCGCAGGGTCTGCTCCATACTGTTCAGCCGGGTGTCGTGGCGGTCCATGCGTTCGGACCCCAGCTTGAAGCGCTCGTCGACGGCCTTGAACTTGTCCTCGACATTGCGGTCGCGGGTCCGCCACCAGGTGTAAAGCAGGGTGCCAAGGGTCAGGAGAAACGGCAGCGTGACCCGGAAGTCGAATTCCATTACTTCCCGGCCCCCGCGAGCTTGGCGACCGCGTCCTTGACGGTGTGCCCCCCCATGTAGAGGCCCATGAAGATTGCCGTCAGGCCCAGAAGGTGCTCCCAAGGCATCGGCGGCAGCGCAATCTTCCAGAAGGCATTCGCGACGTGCAGGATGACGACCTGCCAGGCCCAGAGGAACATCAGGAACCACATGAAGGCCGGCCGCCAGGCGGCCTTCCAGCCGCCCTCGGCCATCTCGGCCTGCAGAAGCGTGAACTGGTGTTCCAGTCCCTTGGTGTAGAGCGCGATCAGCTCGGGCGTCATCGGCTCGACCTGGCGCATCGCGTCCAGGACCTTGCCGGGGTACTCGTCGGCCAGTGTCTCCAGGTCTTCGACCTTTGCCCCAGCGCGGGAGGCAATGGTATTCAGGACGTCGGTAGCAAGTCCGCCGCCTGCATCCCCCAGCTTGCGCTGCAGGATTGCGGCGATGGACGGCAGGCCCGCCTTCAGGGCGATTGCGATCAAGGGTGCCATGCGTCAGGTCTCCGATCCGGCAGGTGTGGGTTCGCGGGCAGTCCAGTTCGTCCCGGACGCGATGAGGCAGGCCTTGTCGCCGGGCATCACACCGACGACTGTCCACGTGTCGACGTCGGGATGGGCGAACAGCAGAAGCCGGGTCCCGCCCGGCCCTTCGCCATCTCCGACCAGCTCTTCGCCGAACTGGTCCGTCAGATAGGACAGGATCCTGTCGACGGCATCGCACTGAAGGCCCTGTGCGCGCGAAGGCTCGGCAATGAGAAGGATGGAAAGCAGAAGGATCAGGCCCAAGATCAAGGCCACCACGAAGCGGAAGAACGCAGCCATCACCAGCTCCTCAGGAAGGCCGCGGTGCGCGGCAGGAAGCCCTGGACCTTGGCCGCCACGACGTCGCGGTAGCGCCAGGCGACATAGGCAGCGAACAGGCAGGCTGCGGCCAGGATCAGCCATTCGGCCTGGGGCGGCAGACCGGCCGCGTCGAAGCTGTCCGTGGCGGAACCCGCTCCAGCGGCCGCAGGAGCGGCGGCGGCGGTCTTCGATTTGGACGCGGCGTCCAGGCGCCGCTGCAGAGTGGAAAGGGTCGCGCGGCCGATGATCCCGTCCGCCTTCAGGTCATGATCCGCCTGGAAGCTGACAGCCGCCGACATGATCACCCCGTCGGTGTCCGGCCCGGGGTTGTAGCCCAGCTTGCGGAAGCCCTCGCGGATCCGACCGATCTCGTCCCCGTCGACGGCCAGGCCCCAGCGCGCCAAGGCCGATTCCGGACGCGCGGCCTTCTTCAGGACCAGGGGCGCGCTGACCCCGATATAGCGGCCTTCGAGAAGCATCGCTGCCTCTTCCTCGCGACGGCGCTTCAGGCCAGGCAGCACGCGGCCACCGCCCTTGTTCCACGCCAAGAGCCCGGCCTTGATCAGCGCGTCGTCGGCCTTGGCCCGCCAGCGCTTCACCCAGGTCGCCTTGGCGATGGCTCCGGTGTTGAAATGGAAGCTGACACCAGCATCGGACTCGTGCTGCTCGGCCCCCGGCATCGCCCGCGCGACCCCCGGCTCATAGTTCTTGCGCAGCGCCTCACGCAGCAGGCGGCTCGCCTCCTGCTTCGAGATGATCATGCCCGGCCGGACCTTCACCACACCCGAGGCCGAGGTCAGGCCCGCGCCGATGGTCCAGATCCCGACCGGGTCGCGGTAGGCCTTCAGCACGACGCCTTCGTGGGCTTCGAGGAAGGCTAGGCCCTTGTCGCTCAGCTGCATGGCATCTCTCCGGCCAGAGGGGGGAATGGCCGGAGAGGGACCGGCCTTGCCGGTCCAATGTGCCCGCTGCAATCTGGGAATTTCACCTACAACGGCTTGTAGTGCCCGCGAGGAAGCGGGTCAGAACAGGTCCGGCTGCCGGGGGTCGAAGTCCCGCGCCTGGTGACCGCGCAGGTAGTTCGTGACGGTCACGTTGCTGACGTGCAGTCTGGTGGCGATTTTGGCTTCGGGCAAGCCCCGAGATTTCAGGACCTGCGCGATCCACTTCTTGCCGATCGGCAGGCGGCGCGGAAGACTGGTGCGCGCCGCAAGGTCGGCCAGCGCCTGGGCCTTGTCCGCGCCCAGGACGCGGACCAGCTCGGACCGGCCCTTCGGGTCGCGAGGGATGTAGAGGAAGGTCCCGCCGAAGGCGAGAAAGAGATCGATCACCGCATCGACCCCCAGGGCGGTGACGTAGGGCTCCAGGTGCGCGGGCGGGGCCGGGGTGTCGGTCATTCGCGCTCCAGCATGTCGAAGAGGGCACGGTGGTCGTCCCGAAGACGGGCCTGCCGTGCGCGCAGCTCGTGCAGGTCTTTCTGGACATGGTCCAGCCGCTTCCGCGTCAGGCGGTGGGCCTCGACCTCGGCGGTGAAGGCCTGCTCCAAGACGGTCACCCGGTCGCACAGGGCCAGAAGCGCCGCCTCCTGCGGGCGCAGACGGTTTTCGTCGGGCTCGATCCAGGGCTTCACGGCGAGGCCTCGTAGTCCGAGGGCCGTTCCAGCTGCTTCCTGCACGGCTTGATCCAGTCGAACATCGTGGATCCGCTGAAGTGCTTGCCCCAAACGATCCAGCAGTAGGCCGTGGCCGTGCTACCTTTCGGAGACAGCTTGCCCTTGTGCATGACGACCCGCTCTGTGAACTGCAGGACCAGATGCGGACGGTGGACTGAGAAGAGCGCCTTGTGCCGCCCGACACCCTCCAGAAAGGCACTGCGGACGATCACGGCAACGTTGTCGCTGCATGCCAAGGCGCGGTCAACGAACTGCTCAGCCAGCCGGAACGGCGGGTTTGTGATCGTCCAGTCGGTGTGGACTGGTGGCGGCCCGAAGAGGTAGTCCTGCACAGGAAACCCGGCGTCGTAATCGTGGATATCGCTGGCCTCCACCCTGCCGAAATACTCCGCCAGCGGCCTGACCATGTGCCCACGATTTGCAGCCGGTTCGCGCACGGACTGGCCGTCGAAGTAGGGCCACCACAGCCGCCCGTTCAGGTGTTCGAGCAGCGCCCGCGTTGCCCACGGCGGGGTCGGGAAATCGTCCAAGCTTTGATGCGGTTCGGACCGCTGCTGCATCACGGCCGAGGATCGGTTCTGGCTCATTCCTCGCCCTCCCAGTCAGTCCCTGCATCGCGCTTCCGGCGGCGCATGGCGCGCCCGCGCAGGGGAACCTGCTTGATGGTAGAGCAGGTGACGATGGTCCGGTCGTTCAGGACATACTTGACCCCGTCGACCACGGCCGCACCCGCGCCCATCTCGATGGCCTTGTCGACGACGCGGCCCAACTCGTCGCGGACCGCATCGATGTCGATGCCCTTCACACGCTGCAGGTAGCGCAGGACGGCATGGTCGGTGACATGGGCCAGCGGCTTCTTCACAGATCGATCCCCGCCCTTGCGCACATGCCCTTCAAGGCCTCGATCAGGGTGGCGATCTGGCGATGGTCCTGCATGGAATCGATGTCGAAGGTCGCCGCGCCCCAGCTTTTCTCGAACCGGGCGCGGATGAAGGCGTTCAGGCCCTTGGCCCCGCCCTGGGTGACGGCCTCGGCCTTGTGCAGCTTGCCCCAAAGGACATGGGCGAACCGGACGTCGGCCCGCTTCGCAGCTGGGCGCTTGGCGCGGGCCTTCCCGGCATGGGGCTTGAACCCGCGCTCCTTCAAGGCGGTGACCAGCTTGTTCAGATCGGCCTCGTCCATGTCGTGCATGCTGGCCTTGCCGGTGACCACCAGCTGAAGATCGCGCCGGGTCTCCCCGTCGATCCCCAGCTCGCGGCAGCCGACATGGACCAGCTTCTGCAGGGCGCGCGTCATTTAAAGGACTCGCCTTTTCCCGCTTCGCCGGCAGAAGATGGCTCTGCTGAGTCGAATGGTCCGGAGGTCTGATGAACGTTTTTGGGGTCGACCTTGCGACAATCACCGACGCCGTTGGCGCAGCTCGCGACGCCGGTGGGGTCCTTAAAGATGGCATTTCGATCGCCAAGAAAGTACGCGACAGTCTGCGCGGTGCGCCGGATGCGGCCAAGCAGGATGAGATCGTCAGTCTTCTCGGCACGCTCAGCGAGAAGCTCCTCCAGGTGCAGGTTGCGCATCTGGAGCTGGTAGATCGCCTTCATCAGACGGAAACAGCGCTCCGTGCCACGCAGGCAAAGAACGATGAGGCGCAACGTTATCAGCTGACGCGCCTGTCGATGGGAGGCTTTGTGCTGGCGCTGAAGGAGGGTGACCCCAAGGGCGAACCATTCCATTACCTTTGCCATGCATGCTACGAGCAAGGTCAGAAATTTATCCTTCAGCCACTCGGTAGCTCGGACACGCACGTCTTTTGCCCTGGCTGTAAGCAGAACTTCGGCCACAAGAGAGGAGCGAACGGTGGTGTCCTTTTTGCCACCCGACCCAGCCCTTTCGATATCTGATTTCATGCTGCCACCTGCATTGCGTCAGCCAGGCGCGGCATGGACCACTCAATGACCAGGCCGCGGAAAGTCTCCATCGGGCCGTGCTTCAGCTTGAAGAACGCGGCCATGTCGTCGCTGTCGGTAAAACCGTCACGCACGGCGAAGGCGTCCAGGTCCTTGACCGGAACACCGTCGGTCACGATCCGGTCGATGCCGAAGTCGTCGCCGAAGGTGATCTCGATCGACATCACCTCGGTGCAGCGGACGTCCTGGCAGATGCGGCGGCAATAGGCGGTGCGCAGGCCGATGCAGAGTTGCAGCATGTCGCCGGGGCGGGGGTTGCCGCGCTTCCGGGGCTTGCAGATGGTCTGGGTCTTCCAGCCCTCGCGGATGGCAACCTCAAAGCGCGGGTCAAAGTCAATGGCCACCATCACTCAGCCCTCTCGCGGATGCGCCGCGGGCATTCCGGCAGCGACTGCAGGCGCTCTTCGCGGGCGCGGCACTGCTCAAGGGCGGTCACCGGATCGCGCAACCAGGCGGTCCTGACGTACATCCTGCCCTCGATCTGACAGCAATGTGCGAAGTGGGGGGCGACATAGGGCTGCAAGGGATCACCGTCGTCGGGCGTCGGCAGCGGGGCTGAAGGCGGCTCGACAGCGGGGGGCGGAGGCACCGGCGGTTCTGCAACGGGCGGTTCGGCAACGGGCGGCTCCACCTTGGCTGGCGGTGGGTCGCACTCGCCATTGCCGCAGGCCAGGGCCGGCGCGGCCAGAAGGGCGAGGGCAAGGACGGCGATGATTGGGGAACGGGTCATGTCTTTCTCCTGCGGGGGATGCGGCCCCGGCCGACAGGCCGGGGCCCTCTCGATCAGTTGCCGGCTTCGAAGCAGGTCCAGACGACGCGGGGATGACCTTCGACCGGGTTCTGGTCGCGGTCCTCCAGGGTCAGCGCTTCGAACTGGGCTTCCAGCCGCTCACCTGCAGCCTCGCAGGCCTCGGCGGTGTCGTAGGGCAACTGGACGGTGCCCCCTTCCCCGTTCGTTTTCAGAAGGGCGATCAGGAGGGCGGTGGCGATTGCAGAAGCGTTCATGTGAAAGGTCCTTTAAGCTGGTGTTGAAGGTTGGGTTTGGCCGGATCGTCACGCAGGCCGGCCACCTGCCTTCACCGCCGCGCCTGGGGTTGCAGCCCGGGCGCGGCGGAGCTTCGTCAGGCCTTGGGTTTCGCGGCCTTGAAGGTCAGGACGTCACGGGCGGGCACGTCGACCGGCATGCCGGTGCGCATGTTCCGCGCGGTGCGGGCGGGCTTGTGCTTGACCTCAAAGGTGCCGAAGCCCCGGATGATCAGCTTGTTCTCCTTGGCCCACATGGCGATGCCCTCGAGCACCGCTTCCACGGCTTTCCCCGCTTCTGCGTCGGTGGTGTCGAGGCGATGCGCCACGTTCTTGATCAGGTCGGTTTTGGATGCTTGCGGTGCAGACATTGCAGTTCCTCGTGATGGTCGCGCCAGCGGCGCGGGGTGATCCCGGCGGACAGCCCGCCGGGGAAACTCAGGGTAGATGAGCAAGGGCGATGGCTACCGCCGCCAGCAGTGCCCAGGTGAAAACTGCAAGCCCTGCGACGGCCCCGGTCATCCACCGCTGGTCGTCAGCGTCCAGATCGTCGCCCGAGAAGATCAGGCCCAAGGCGAACACCCAGACGTGAAGCAGAAGGATCAGCCCAGCCGCGGCGCCCCATAGAAGCACCTCGCTCATTGCACTACCCCCGCGAATGTCAGCCCCGCCAACAGAAGCGCAGCGCCCAGGCACGTCGCAGCGACGGGCATGTCCCGCTGGTTTACGAAGATGCCGGCGGCAAATCCGGCTGCGAAAAGAAGGTAAGCGGTCATCCCGTCAGACCTTCGCCAGATCGATGCTGACCGCCTGCCACTTCCCGTCGAAGCTTTCGCGGCGGTAGCAGCGGACATAGGTCTTGGAGCCGACCACCCGCATCGCATCGCGGATGGCCTTCATGGCGCGCTGCCAGCGGTCGTCCTCGATCTCCAGCCGCAACAGCATGAATATCTCCGACCGGTTGATCTGGCCTTCCTTGTCGGTGTTGAAGGCGCGGGTGACGATGGCGCGGATCTCGTCGCGCGCACCCGCGGCCCATTCGTTCAGGCATTCGTCGATCAGGGACTTGGCGGTCTGCAGCTCGGGGCCGAAGACCACGTTGTCGGCGACCTGGACCTGAACCTTGAAGAGGCCGTCGAAGGACATCAGGGTCTTGTTGCCTTTCGCCCCGCCCAAGGTGGCGTCGTACTCTTGGGCAAGCAGGGCCTCGAAGCCGCCGATGTCGTCGAAGGTGTGGGCCTTGAACCGCGCGACTTGGTCGGACAGGGCGATGGCATGGCCCATGATCTTGCGCACGACCTCGTCCTGCAGCTGGTCCTGTGCCTTGACCATCGTCAAGGGCACGAGCGCGCCCTTGGCATCGCGCATGTGGGGGGTGCCGCAGACATCGACGATGCGGTCGGGGATCGGGGCGGGATTGAACTCACTGGCCATCGGTGGCCTCCTCTCTCACGGTGAAAATCAGCCGCGCGGGCGGGTCTTCGCCCGGCGGGGTGGCGATCAGGCCAAAGGCAAGAAGCGTGCCCGTCATGGCCGCGATCTCGTCGACGGACAGAAGCGTGATGGCCCGCACATCGTCGCGGCAGACCTTGCCGACGGCCCGGGATGCGACCTCCAGCATCTCGCGCTCGGTGAAGGGGCGGACGTCAGCCATGCGCCGCCTCCAGCTGCTCGATGAAGGACAGCGCGACCTTGCGAGCCTCGGCGTCGGTCATCTGCTGGTCGCGCAGGACCTGGGCGGCGGCGAGAAGCTGCCAGGGCTTGGCAGACGGGGCATCGTCCAGAGCCTCTTCATGCGCCAGAGCGACGACCTGACGGTGCAGCGCGGCCAGCTGGTCGGCATAGAGCCTCTCGCGCTGCATCCTCTGCTCGACCTTGGCAACCGCCTCGTGGACCGTCGCCATATCCCGGCCACCCAGGAAGCGACCGATCAGCGTGTAGGACGCGGTCGGATCGATCCGGCGGATCAGGAACATCAGCTCGTGCCGATGGCCCGTGACGGCGCTGGTTTGGCTCTTGCCGACCAGGTCCTCTACCTTGAACCCCGAAAGCTTTGCATAGGCGCGGATGATGCCGTCGATGGACGGACGCTCCGGCACGACGGTCTTTCTGCCGTCCACGAACTCTAGGGTCAGCGCCCTCATGCCTCGCCCTCCTTCAGATAGACCGGGCACTTGCGGCAGGCCCGGAACATGCGGGTGCGGGTCGGGTTGCCGGGGGCGAAGACCTTGGCCTTCTCACGCCAGTCCTGGCACTCGTGGCTCGGCAACTTCCCCATGCCGGGGCAGTCGATGCGGCCGTCCATCAGGATGCCGCGCACCCGCTCTTCGATCCGGTCGTAGGACCCGGCGTACTTCTTGCGCAGAACGGTGGAGACGACGGCCGGCGACCGGTCCAGCTGGGCGGCAACCTTCGACTGGCTCGACCGTTCGCAGGCCAGGGCCAGCGACCTGATCCAGTCCGGCAGGGGCGCGCCCCAGGCCTCTTCGGTGGTGGTCATGAGATCGCTCATGCGCCACCTCCGATCAGGATCGTCTGCTCGGTGTTGGCATCGACCAGCGCCCGCACTCGCTTTTCGCGGGGCGCGCGGGGGCCCGTGTTCTTCGTCAGCCGGTAGATCGCCTCGGTCTTGCCGGGGACTGCCTTCCGCGCGACGGCCAGGTAGCCGCCTCCCATCAGCGCACGGCAGTACTCTTGCGCGGCCTCCAGGGTGACGGCGGTTTCTTCGGTCGCGGCATGGGCGGCAAGATCGCGCGGCGTGAAGCTTTTCAGCTGCCGCATCGCGGTCCACATGTTCTGCTCCGGCGAGCGGGCCTTCGCCGCCAGGGCGAACTTGGCCCCCGGCTTGACCCGCCAGATCGTCCGGATCATGTGACCGGACTGGACCATCTCGACCAGATCCTTCTCCAGCCAGCCGCGCACGGTCTTGCTGACCCAGCGCTCGGACATCTGGACCTTGATCGCGATCTCGGCATGGCCGAACTGCGGAAGGCTCGCCGCGTAGGCGAAGGCCGATTCCGCAACCGCCTGCATGTTCTCGGGGCGAAGCCTCATGCCACGGCCCTCCCGCGGCGGGTCAGCGCGGGGATGGCACCACGGCGAAGGGTGGGCGGCTCACCGGTGTGGAAGGTGCCTGTCCAATCGGCCACGGTCACCCGGCGCAGATCCCGCGCGGCCGCGAACTCGGCGATCGAGGCCAGATTGGTCGAGATGTAGCGCATCGACGCCTGCGAGGCGGTGAGCAGCTTCTGGCGCAGCTCGGGCACGATCTCGACACCCGGGGCGTAGACCTTCACGAGGTGGCCCACGTCCTCGATCGTGGCATCCTCGGCCTCGACCCAGGCCAGCATCCGGCCGTGGACCCGTTCCCAGGCCTGCAGCCGCTGCGGCAAGAGTTCCTCGCCCATCAGGATCACGGGCGCGCCAGACTTGTCATGCAGGTGCCGGACCGCCTCGATGGTCTTGGTGGACAGGATGTGGTCCGCCTCGTCGATGATCAGCGGACGGCCCGTCACGGCCAGCTCCTGCGCGGCCTGGTCGAAAAGATCGGGGATCAGCCGCTTGGGCCGCAGGCCCAGCTCGGTCACGATCATTTCCAGTAGCTTCTTCAGCCCGCCGAAGGGCAACGCCTCGACGTGGCAGGCGTTCATCGTGTTGGTGCAGTAGATCCCGGCGGTCGTCTTTCCGCGACCTGCCTTGCCGTAGAAGCAGCCCAGGCCCGGAAGACCCGGACCCCGGTTCTGCGCACGGTCCACCAGCGCCACCAGGCGCGTGACGTTCGCCAAAGGCGCGACCGTGTTGTAAAGTTCCCCTTTTTCTGTCATTTTTCCCTCTGCTCACTACCGCCGCCGTGGGGTCTTTCCCGCCCCCGGCGGCATTCCCTCATCCGAAGATCGCGTCCCCGAAGTTCTCCCAGGCATTGCGTTCTGCCCGGTACTCCGAGGTATTCTGGAAGACCGAGAGCCACCGCTCCTGGTCCCGCGTGACGGCTTCCCCCGCCTCCAGTTTCCGTTCGATATCCAAGGCCCGCTTGAAGCGGTCCCGTGCCGTCTCCTCGGCCGTGGGCGCTGGCTTGCTCGCCCGCGCGGCGTCGAGGTTCGCCACCACCCCCGCCTGGATGCGGTCGAAGGTGGTCTGGTCGATGGGCGGCGACCCGCTCGGCCGGGCCGGGGCCTCGGGCATTGGCTTGCCGAACTGGGCGCGGACGACCTTGGCTTCGGGCTTCGGCGCCGGCGCGTTCGACATGCTGTCGATCGTCCTCCCGAGTTGCATGGCAGTAAGGGTGCGGTGCGCCTCGACCTCGGCTTTCTGGGCCTTCAGCCAGGTCGCGCGGGCGCGGGCATGGATACGGGCCTCGTCCATGTCGAAGAAGCCGACTTTCAGACGGCACTCGGCATGGCCGAGATAGGCCCCGTCCTGGGCATAGACATGCACCCCTGACCACAGATCGGCGGGGTCGAAGCGGATCACCACCCGCGCCCCGGCGAATTCGGTCAGCCAAGGCTCCCAGAACTCGTTGCCCTGGAAGCGGATCATGCCCGACTTCGCATCGGCCCGCAGACCCTCCGCGCCAAGAAGCCAAAGCCGCCGCTGCGCCTCGGTGGCCTTGCGGATCGGGGCGCTGGCGTAGCTCTCGTCGAAAACGGCGTTGAAGGACCGCCCGAAGGCTACCTCCGACCGGCGGTTCTCGCGGGCGTTGTGCTCCTCGATCCCCTCGGCCACCACTTTCAGGAACTCTTCCAGCTCGACCGCACGCGACCCGTAGTTCTCGGGCTTGGCGTCGATGGTGTTGCCGGTGTAGGCCCCCGCCAGACGAGGATCCTTGGCGATCGACTGGCACATGTCGCGGAAGGCTCGTTCGATCGGCTTCGACTGGCCGCTGTAGGGCGTGGCCCAATGGATTGTGCAGCCCAGGGCCGTGAAGAGGCCCGGAATGTCGTCCTCCTTCACCTTGAAGCGGAAGCGGGTCGCCGCACCGCCGGTGATGGCCTTGGCCGCGAACTCGCGCCCGTTGTCCAGAAGCACATGCTCGGGGATGCCCCAAGCCTCGATCATGTCGCCCGCGCACAGCATGACGGCGGTGGAGTTCGGGGTCTGGTCGATGCGCCAGGCCAGAATGCGGCCCGAGTAGATGTCCTGGAAGGCCACCATCTGCGGACGGGTGATCGTCCCAGACTGGCCCGGCCAGCGGACGAAGACGTCGAACTTGTGGAAGTCGGCGTTGACCGCCTGAAGCGCATGAAGGCAGGTCTTGTCGCGGGTCTGCGCCGGGAACAGCCGCTTGACCGCGTCCACCCCTTGCCGCGCAAGGACCTGCGTCACTCGACTGACCTGGGCATCCAGGTGCCGGCGCATCGTCCGCTCCGGCAGGGTGTCCAGGCCCCTGTCCTTCGCCACCCGAATTGCCCGGCGGTAGCAGTCGGTGAAAGGCGGCGCTTCAAGCCGCAGATAGTCGGACTTCAGGAGCTCGAAGAACTCCGGGCTGCATTCCTTGGCGCGCGACCGCTTCTCTGCCGCACGGTTCCGGGGGGCCAGGTAGGCCAGCCGGTCATGTGCCGCGATGCCCTCGATCATCTGGAACCAGGACCAGACCGTGCGGGCACCGACCCCATCCATTTTCGCGACCTGCTCGACGGCCAGGAAGCGTCCGATCGAACCCTCGAGCGCCTCCACCTTCTGGATCACCAGCAGCCGCGCCTCGGCTTTTGCTTTCACACTCTGTGGCAGCGCCTCGTACCAAGCCCAGACTTCGTCCCGAGCCCTTGCGGCCTCGATCTTCGGAGCCACGGCCTGCTTGATCAGGGCACGCTGCGCACTGTTCGGAAACAGCTTCCAGCTGTACTCCCAGCCGCCACCCTTGCCCGCCCGACGACGCGCGAACTTCGTGGCCCCGCGCCAGTTCAGGCGGTCGGCCAGCGCGTTGACGCCCCGCTTGGTCGCGGGCAGGTCGGGCAGACCACTCTCTGCGATCTGCTCGGGCGTCCACCATTCCTGGGCAGGGGTGAGGGTCACTTCTCGTCACCCTCCTTGTCGAGATACTTGATCAGGGAATCGCCCTTGTTCTCGGCCTCCCAGATTTCGTGGCGGTGGTTGATCAGGAACCGCTTCTTCGCCGCCATCGGCGCGCGCGCCCATGCTTTCGAGAGAGCGATGAACGCCTCTTCAACGGGGTCTTTCACCGGGGCTTCATCGCCCGCTTCAAGGCGGTGCGACCGCCAAGCATCGGCGGCGGACTTCGCACCGTTGGACAGGCGGATGCAGACCTGCGACCGGTCCTTGGCGTCCCCGATCTTCGCCAGCGCCTGAAGGTCGTTCAGACGGACGGGCGCCGGGGCGGCACGAAGCCACCGCACCTCGTCGCGCGACAGGGTGGAACCAATTTCGATCATGCGACGGACATGGCGGTCCGAGATCCCGAACTTCTCTGCCGTCGCGGCGGCGAAGGATCGAACGGACATAATGTCCGCTTGATTTTGGAACTCGACACTCTTCCGGTCGCCACCGTGCCTCGTCTCCGGGTGCAGGCGCTCGTAGACTGCCTTGCGCTCGGCCAGGAAGACGGCGGTGTCCAGCGGCCCCATCTCGGCCCCGGCGAGGTTGTCGTCGATCTCCATCAGCCGCGACCAGTCGTCGGTCACGTCGGTCCAGACCTTCGCCTCGATTTCCGCCCAGCCCAGCTGACGCGCGGCTTCCAGACGGTGGGCCCCCGCGATCAGAACCAGCACCCCGCCCTTCTTGCGGCGGACGTGGATCGCGTCCTTCATCACGCCGGTCTCGATGATCGAGGCCTTCAGGGCCTCGACACCGGCCTCGCTCACCGGGCGCAACCGGTTCTTGGCTTCGATCTCGGCCACCGGCACCGGGCCGGTCATCTGCAGGGTCGGGGACTTCATTTCAGGTCAGGTGCCTTCGTCATGGTGTAGTAGAAGCGCGGGCCCATCGGGGTCTGCTGGCGGACGCAGGTGATCTCGGCTCCGAGGTGGCGAAGCTCCGCCACGACGGCTGGAACGGCCATTACGCGGGCCTTCCGGACAATGTCCCGCGTCGTGCGGGGCTTTCCGTCCGCAAGCAGATGGACGACCCGCCGAAGTCGCGGGCTGGCCATCGTGGCCGCGTGAATATGGCCGGTCGCTCCCATCAGGCGCGCCTCGCCATAGCGACTGCTCTGACGGGGTCAGGAGCCACATCGCGGTGCCGGCAGACGTCGCACATCCGGTTGTGGATGCCTTCGCTCAAGAAGACGTGCCCGCAACACATGCAGGGGCGATGACGCCTTTGGCGCGCCGCATCGGTCTGCGCCTGGGCGGAGTCGAGGTTGGTCTGCGCTCTGTCCTTCGTGTTGTAGAAGGCGGACTGCGGCTTCCCGTCCGGGTCGACCAAGCGCCAGCCCTGGCCGGTGACGTACTCCATCGACCAGCGGGCATGGGCGGGCTTGGAATAGTGCATGGCAAGGCCCATCAGACCCGCCCCCTTTGGCTCAGGAGCGCCGTGATCCGGGTCAGGTCCTGCCGGTCGTCAAGGGCCGACAGATTGTCCATGATCGCGTCCAGGGCGCGTCCGAACCGCAAGGCGGCTTCGTCCCGCAGCTGCTGGGTCGCTCCGTGGCGGATCGCCTCGCGGTCGCTCCGCGCGTGCTGGTGGGCGGCGACGACGCGGGTCCACTCGATGGGAACGGGGCCGGTCATGCCGCCCCCTCGACGAAGTCGGCAAGGCACTTTTTCAGCTCGCGCTGATAGCGGGCGAAGCCGGGATCCAGGACCAGCTTCAGAAGCTTGTCCTCGGCATCGGTCAGCCGCTTCAACGCCAGGTATTCACCGGCCTCGGACAGCGTTTCGTCCTGGACGGCGATGCCGGCCGCGTGGCGCTCGTCGATTGCGGCAAGGATCGACATGATCCTGTCGCGCTCCACGGCGGCCTGCTTCTTGATGACAGCACTCATATCGAAGGCCACAAGCTCGCCGAGCATCAGCGGCCTCCGTGGAAGAAGGTGCCGATGAACAGCACCAACGGGATCAGGCTGAACAGGATGACAACGCCGATGACGTCGCCAACCCAATGGTCGTCCAGCCGCCGACAGGCGGACAGAAGCTTGCGCATGGGGGTGCTCCAGGTTGGGGGATGGGGAAGAGACGCGCTGTGCATCACGCGGCCCTCTTCGTCTTCGCCGGACGCGCGATGTCCTTCGGCCAGGCAAGATCGTCAGGCCAGTTGTCCGAGAACCACTGAACCACGGACGAGGCGGTCTTCAACGTGCAGCCCGCCCCGGACTTCAGCTTGTCGAAGAACTTCCCGTCGTTCCGCGCATAGGTGGAGACGGTCGACAAGCTGAGCGAGCAGTGCTCCGCGTAGGCCTCTGCCAATCTGACCAGGGTAAGGGTTTCCATACTGCCCGCCATTCGGTGTTGTTACCGAATATCTAAACGGTAACTCTCCCGATAGTCAAGCGGCATGGTTTTCGGTAATAATCCCGACTCGTGGAAACTTTCGTTCAAACCTTCAGCGATCTCATTCGCGACCGGCTGTCTGAGCTGCGGCTGAACGCCTTCGCAGCCGAGAACGCTGCTGGCCTGCCCCCGGATGCGATCAGAAACGTGCTCAGGAGCGAGAAGCAGTCAGGTCCGACGCTCGCCAGGACAAAAGAGATCTGTGATGCCCTCGGCCTTGAGATCAGGATTGCGCCAAAGCATTTGATGGCCACAATCGATGAGGCCGGGATAAGGAACGGCGACGGCCTGGACGATGCCGCACCCACGGGATTCCTGACGATTCCGTGGGTCGAGAAGAGTGTCGGCGCAGGAAGCGCTCCGGTTTGTTTCTCCCGAGCATGGCTCGATGCTCATGATCTGAAGGTAGACTTTCTCCAAGCGATCCTGCCTGATGAGGTGGAGATTGACGGGGTCCCGTCGACCGACATACTTGCCGTACTTGATACCCGCGCAGGTTTGCAGAAGGGCCACGGCCTTTGGTGCTATAAAATGGCTGGCCGCGTTCTAGCTTCCCACCTCACCTTCGCCGGTGACGTTACCGTTATTCATCCTTCTCGACCCGAGCTGGCACCCAAAATCATAGAAGGTCCGGTGTCGAGAGAGATCACCTTGTTTGGCAAGGTGGTCTGGCTCGGCCAAAGCATTCCACTTAAGGGCACGGTCAGATGAGCCGCTTCGAAAAAAGCTTCGCGGTCCCTGCGCTGCTATCGATCTGTGCGTTGGTCGGATGCCAGGAAGATGAAAGGGCTTGCTATGACCGGATCACCGCGGACTTCCAGCGCGAGGCCGATCTGGCAAGTAGATCTGGCAACCATGCTTACGCGATCAAGGCACTGGAGTCGGACGTCCAGGCCCTTCTCATCTTCCACGATGTTGATCGAAGCATCTGCGACTATGTCACCGCCGGTCCTTACCTCGAGCGCAAATAA